TTGTGGTAATTGCCAAAATCGATCAAGATTGTTGACCACCGGAAATACTTGACCTTGTAAACTGCCTATCCTGGTGCTCAAGTTTTCGTTACAGGTCTGGCAAGCAGCATTACACAAATTGTCCAATACACCCCCCACTTGTAAATAATCTGTCTGCGTGGTTCGGTTATGTAATTTTGTAGCGTAAACTCGAATGCTGTTGGGTTCTGTTTCTTGACATCGACTGCACTCAGCGGGCCATTCATTGTTGCTGATTTTTTCTTTGGCCTCAGACTTCCATTGACTGGCCTCCATTTCATCCAACGTGGCAAATTGCGGGGCATTGACCATGTGCCCGCAAGGACTGACAGTGCCGTTGGAATTGAAACGAACAAAATGGTCTAGTCTAGGACAGTACATGGTTTTAAAATTTTTTGTGCGTGTCCAATTACATATTCATGTGCTGCGGGTTCGACTCGTTTGATCTGTTGCAGCAATTGATGAAATGTCATGGATTGACCAATTGATTCAAATATCACTGTGTCTATGCGCTGATACATTTCGTTATTTTTTATTTGTTGTATCTGTTGTGTTAACTCTTTTGATGCAATTTCTATGCCAGCTGGTTTTCGATCGATCCCTGATGTTATGACACCAATATCGTTCATTGATAGAAAATTCAACTTGGTGTCTGTTGTTGTGTATCTTGCTAAATTTAGCAACCAATTGAATTGCGAACAATAATGACGATTCAAATACAAATAATTTTGAGCAAACCATTGGACTGTAGACCGATCGAGATACGGATTATCTCTGAGTATGAATTGAATAAATGTGTTGATACCCGACACCAATCGATCTTTTGGATCTCGTATCACAACGTCAATACTGTGAATTTTCAAAATCTGTTGATTAATTAACAGTTTAAGATTGTTTCTTTTTCTCAATGCCAAAAAACTACTATGTCCATTTTTAAATATAGGATAGACATACCGCTGTGAGGGTACTACTTCTAGTACCTCACAGCGGTCTGGAAACAAAATGTGATCTAACTGCGATAACATTTGTTAGGTTTTTTGACGAGCCCTGATCATTGCCAAGATGTCTTGCGCTTTGTCACTAGTTGCTGGTTTGGACACCGCTGGTTTGGACACCGCTGGTTTGTCTTCATCATCAAAGTTGTCGGCCACTGCTGGTGCAGTTTTGGCAGTTGCTTGACGAGCATCTTCATGACCGTCAACCACCATTGCTGCAGGTGTAGAACTGCCTGCTGGTGCCGACACACCTGCTGGACGGAAATATTGACCCCAACGTTCTGTGTCATAGCTTTGACCATCCACACTGGCTTCAAACATTTCTTTGATGACCTTGAGTTCAACATCCGTTGGCTTCTTGGGCATGAATGTGCTCAAGTCAACCAGTCCGTATTTCTCAATGGCCGCCTGTTCGGCTTCGGTCAGTGCTGTTTCTTTTCTAGCCCACTTGGATCCGTTGTAGTCAGCAAAGCCACCTTTGGAGGATTTGCTGATACGGAAGTCCAGGCCACGCAGATAGTCCGTTGGCAATTCTTCCAATTCAGGATCCATCAACGCACCTTTGATGGTGGTAAAGATCTGAGGACCAATGATGAATCTACGGATTGGATTTTCCGGAGTCTTGTCGTCGGCCAAGGAATTTTCACGCACAAAGCCTTGGAAAATGTAGCTGCGCTTTTTCCAATACTTACGACCCATTTCTTCCAGGCTCTTGTCTTTGAACCAAGTGCGAACTTCGGTCAGCACCGGGCAAGTGTCGCCCCACATTTCCATACAGGGAATTTGCGTATACACCTGTTTGGATTCCAGTTCACCCTTGATGCCATTGAATGGCAACCGAATCATGGCTCGTTCTTGCCAAAAGAATGTGTTTTTGGTGTTGCCGTCTGGCAGGAATCGTAAAGTGCATGATTGCCCCTCCTCAAGATTCCAATGAGGATAAATTGAATTGTCACCGCTTGTGGAGTTTCCGCCTTGTTTGGATTCGCTGGCGGCCAGTCTTGCGCGAATTTCTGCCAATGATGCCATAGTTAAGTTGCCTTTCTAAAGTTTACTATGTGTTGCCTATCTAAATGTTTAGATGTTACGTTGCCTGTGATGCTGACAAAAAAGCGCATACACTTTTACAAGTATACACGCTGGTTTGAGTAGCGTCAATAGTATTTATATGGCACAGTTGCTCAGAATGTGATTTTACTTCTTCATTCCAGAAAGTTCTTTCAAACGATCCAAAAAGCTGGTGTTTTTGCCAACTTCGTTCATCCGGCCTGAATGACCGTATTGACCAGCTAGAGGCGACTGGGATTTGTCGGTTACAGAATCTGGGTGCGGCTTACCGTGAGCACGTTGATAGAAATCAAATTCATGTTTGCGATCTTTTTGTTCAATGTCTTGAGGGGTCAACGGCGCTTGGCCTTGTGCTCGACGTTGGATGGTTGGGATTTCATAATCCCTAGGATTTGTAGGATCAATTGCCTCGTCAGTTTCTTCTTTACCGCTCAGTTTGTCTCCAATTTTGCCACCGGCTAGCCCACCTGCCACACTCGAATTGGATTCAAGATCCGCCGGGTTGGTTGCTTCGGGTGGATTCGTTTCAGCTGTGGTATCGACCTGCAACTGATCCAACACCTGACGCACTTCAGGGAATTTACTGAGTTCTTGCAAGCGATCAATCACAACTTGACGAGCATCAGCATTGGCGTCTGTATCGGCCAAGTTCAACAATTGATCAAACAGGTGATCATCGCCCACCAGGTCATACAGTTGTTCGGTAGCATTGGTAGCATCGGCTCCCACTGGCAAATTTGTGCTCAGTAGTTCGATCAGTTGGCTTTGTTTTTCTGGTGTGTCGGGCAAGGCCCAGGTACCCTCTATCAGGCGATTGGCCCAGGATTCAAATATGTCGGCTTCTTTCATTGCTGTTCCTTGTTGTTGTATTTTGGCCAGCAGGGGTAGTGCCGACTCGATTCTTGTGTCAATACTCTGCTTGACAAAAAGATTTTTTAAACTTTCAATCACTGCATCCTGTTCTGAAACATCAGCTGGACTCCAGGATTCAAAATAGGTGCTGTATCCGGTGCGGGTACTGAGACTTTTGAGACTGCGTTGCAAGTTTGATTGATATTCAGTCACTTGTTCCAACAGTTGTTGGGTGTCGCCCTCAAAGATCTGACCTTGATTGGCTCTGCGGAAACGACTCAGTACGGCCAATTCTGTGACCATTTCGCTGATGTGATTGCCTCTGATATCATAAGGGCGTCCTCCTGAGCGCACATGTTCCAGCATGGCACGGCCACCGGTCAAGCTCTTGAATGGTAACTTGTATCTCTCGCCGTCGGCTGTTTCAATAAACAGGCTTTCAATGTAACGAAAACGGGCATCGCCTTCGGCAATGTTCTTTTTATGACGAATCATCAGTCGTGCTTCAGTTGCGGCACCGTTCCAGCTGGTTGTTCGGTTACCAGTCCAGGATTCGAGCAGGCCTTCTCGTATGGCAGCTTGCCCTTGCATGCTGTAGCGCAAACGATTCAAATTTTTGATGCCAAAGCTCAGGAAGTTTCTAACAGCAAAATTTTTCAACTGTTCTAAGAAAGCGAACCAGTCGTTTTTGTCGTTATCCTCCATGCCGCGGCCTACATTGTCACTGCAATAAACTTCAAGTTCATTGTTGTTGGACAGCATGATCACCACTGTGCCGTAGTCTTTGCCAGAACGGGCACGGAAGGCAAAACTGTAAATTTCAGTTTCTGCCGGATCAGTGGCAGGCTTGCCGGAACTGTCCAGCATTTCTGGGTCAAAATCTCTACTGACCAGTAAATCAAACAATTTTCGAGCGGGTGTAATATCTGCCATAGTGGTGTATTTAGCGCCGTACGCTGATGAACGGCATGGGCGGAATTATGTTGTCGCCATGGTCTCGCAGCTGGATATCTATGGTGTTGTCATAGGTTTGTAGCAATTGCAGCATGCGCACGACTAAAATTGTTGCCATAACTAGGTCGTCAGTTTCACCCTGTTTGGCCGCATAACTCACACCGGTAGCTATAAAAGTTTTTAGTTCGCTGACCAGGCTTGGGCTGCGTATTTTCATACGAGCGGACTCAATCAAGATTTTCAACTTGTTGCAAGCAGCCAGCTTGGGTTTCTGTGTAGTATTGAAGCCTTTGCGATATCTACGATTTCCACCATGATGCAAATCACTCAGGAAATAGCCCTGTATGTTTTCTTCGCCGTATTCGGCAATACTGATCAAGGCAGCTTCACCGATGGTGTTGTTTTCTATACTGTAGTAGATTCGCTGTGGATCCCGAACTGTTTCGTTAATGTGGGCGCAAATGCCGGCCAGTATACGAATCTGTTCCGGAATAGCAGTGCGATTATGACGCCATTCGGCTACTTGTTCTGTGGTTTCGGCTTCAAACACCTGGATAGCACTGGGATCACCACCAGTGCCTAAGCTAGGATCCAAACCAACTACGTAGGTGCGACCTGCTCTGGGGCTCTGGTACCAGCGAACCTGCCCAGTCTTATACAAGGGTTCATGTCCTTGTAAATCCAACAGCTTGGCCGGAGCAATCAGTGTTTCGTCGTTGATGATGAATTCGCAACCCATTTCTCTACGAAAACGATCTTCACCCAGTTGTGCCCGTTGTTCAGCGGCCCACTTTTCATCACGATCTGGATGTTCGTTCCAATAGCTGCGATAGGCTTTGAATCCGTTGATGCCTATGTCAGTTGGGTTGCCGTAACTATCTTCACACTTGTTGGCACCTTTCCACAACAGCGCAAATTGATCTTCGTCACTGTTTGGTGTGCTTGTAATAATTGCTTTACCACCAGTTGCTAGTGTAGGACCGATACTAGTCCAAAACTCTTTGGCAATGCCGGGTCGAACGAACGCAAATTCGTCACAGTATAGTAAGGATATACTCATACCACGACCGGTATTTTCAGTTGTTGTGGCCGAAACTATACGTGAGCCGTTTTCAAAATCCAAATTGCCTTTGTTGTAGCTGGTGACACCAGCACGTATATGATCTGGACACAACTCATACGCATAGCGAATACGTTGCATGATCTCTTGAGAACCAGTGTATTTGTGTGCAGCAATCAAGATAGTTGAGTCTGGTCTAAACATGGCCACCCACAACAAGTATCCTGCGGCACTGGTTGACTTACCAGTTTGTCGCGGCATCATCGATATGCTATATCTGTAGTTGTGATAGGCGTGTATCAATCGCTTTTGATAATCAAAGGGATGATACAACATCTTACCCTTGGTGGGATGCTGGATATAAAAGAAATTATCCATAAAATATTCAGGACCTGTTATAGGATCCGCACATTTTAAAAATTCTTCTAGCTGTTCATCAGTCCAGTATTGCTTACGATACGGCGCTTTGACCAGCGTTGATTCATCTTGACTCATAGTATGCTCGCTAGTTCGGGCCACAATTGTCGAAACTGTCCTCGAGACTCAGAATGGTATTTACTTTCAATTTGACCTATGTGGTTGATTAATTCTTCAGTCAAGGATGCCGGCGGTGCTTTGATATAACTCATTTCAGTTTCTTGAAAAAACTTGCGTTGAGTATACTCCAAATCGTGTCTTGACAAGACCGATCTCAATTCTTTCAATGCCAGTTGTTGTATTTCTGTGCTTAACTGCAAAGGATCCAAGTATGCAGGGTGATAAAGATTTTGCCAATGCAAAGAGATATCCTGTTGCTGAGCCCATACAATCAAGTCTGTTAATCTGGTAGCGTTGTAAATGTTATATAGTGGATGTATGCCCACTCGATGGCCAGCACAAGATTTAATTTTGGCAATGTTGCTTTCAATCTGAGACCAGCTTCCGCCGTATCTCACATACTCAAATCGATCTCCAGTGTTGTCCAAGCTAACGTTCCAACCCACGTTGTTTCGTTCGGACAATTTTTTAAATATACGATTGTTTTCTAGATCCACACCCAAATTGGTTATAACATCTACCCGACAGTGTGCAGGCATAACTTCCAGCAGCCGTTCGTTTTCTTTGAGCAATAACGGTTCGCCACCAATCAACGCTACTTTTTTTATGTGTTGTTGGTGTTGCTCTATGTAGTTGCACACCTGTTCATAGTAAGGCCTGGTGCCAGATTGAACTGATAGTTTCTTTAGACTGGCCCATTGGCTACTGCTATGTTCGTTACAGTAGTTACAACTAAAATTACAAGTAGTGTTCCATCGTATATCAATCAACACCGGATAGTGTTCTGTGTCTGTGGCTTGGCCTGCATCAAATCCTGGATTGATCTGATTGTGCCAGTTGCGTTCACTGGTTCCATAACGTTCGGCCTGCACACAATTGTGGCAATATCTAGGGTGTGGTTGCCCTTGGCGTAGTGTTTGCCTGACTTGTTGCATAACAGGTCCGTGCAGAATTTCCTCAATGGTTTGAGAATCCAAACTCCCTAACATGTGAGGATCACCGGCACAACAAGTTTTGACACTGCCTTGTGGATTAATGTGCAAGCCCCGCCAGGGAGCCGCACAAAAGAAACTGCTCATACCTTACTTATAGGGGTTTTCGCCGGTGAGATAAGGTTTGGCAAACCATAACCGGAACCAGCGGTCTGTGCCGGGCTGAATATCTTTTTTGCGTTGAAAACGGGCCACGTGTGTGCCGGTTTTTGATATGTTGCTGCCTTTGAAGGGTTTTAATTTTGACTTGGAATATACACCCTTGCCAAATTCTTGAAATCTCATGGCCCTAAATTAAAACTCATACCGGTTGCACGTTCAACTTCTGACATAGTAGTTTGGTAATTGGGCCAATCAGTGGCCGGGTTGATATTTGCATTAGGCATTATGTATGCTTGTACTCGACGGCTATTCTTTTCGATAATAATTTTATATAAACGAGTAGGAATACCTAATCCATTACCGGTTACTGGATGACCAGGATCGTAGATGCCGCCTGAAATAATATAGAAATCTGTTCCTGGTTGCATAGCCCATTGGCGTTCTGCAGCTTCTAATAAACGCCATGCACCACGATTGTTGTTGGCCACTTGAGCAACCATGTTGCTTAAAAAGAACGACTCTGACATGATGTCATCATTCTGTGTATTGTTGCCTGCTGGTGACATGTGCCCGCGATCGTGCGTTCGACCTACAGTAGCATAGTCAGCCAACGTGGCACCGCATCCTGGATTAACTGCTGGATCAGGACGGAAATTGTCTTTGCGTCGAGCAGGGCCTGTCATTGCGGCCACAGTTAAATGCTCAAACACTGCCACTGGAGCTTTGACACTACACCGGTGGATCACTGCGTAGTTGGTCTTACACAACTCTTGATCACCGGGCAGTGCCTGATACTGTGGTGTGCCGTTTGCTGTAAATTGTGGGCATTGCGTATTGATTTGTGCCCATGCAGCCAATGGCACCAATAACAATGCTAATACGATTCGTTTCATTTGGGTTCTCTTTAGTTTGTGATTTCGTCAAGGGCCAATGCCTGGTTAATATTACGTAGATACCACGGTGCGACTTGGGTTGGTTCGGGATGGGTCATTATCTATCATATCCTTTGAATGGTTTAACTGGGCTTATGATATCAACAAACTCGGGCTCTACACTATCGGCAGTGCTGACCAACTTTTTGCCGCCTGGTGTTTTTGTCATTGCCAAGGCCTTGTCAATTACCTTTTTGATATTGTTATTCATACCTACAACAACGCCTTGTTCGCCAAATTCTGTTTCTGGCGTCCACTCTGGAAAATTTGTGTTTATACCGTCGGCTCCGGCGTCGCTTCTGGCACGGGCCATGGCTACCCCAAATCGATAATTGCGATAAGGATCTGCGGCACTGAGTCCAGGCAGGATGTAGGTATAACGTAGGGGGTCGGCCAGCTCTGGCGGTAGCTTACGTTGTTCAGTTACAAACTCGCGGGCTCTCATCTGCCATAACCTTTGAAACCTTTGATTGGACTAATTTTATGTGTGTCTGGAGTTTCTATACTGCGATGATCAGAAACAACATGATGGCTTTCGGCACCAATTGTTTTCATAGCACCGTGGATCATGTTGTTTTCTTCTTGTGTATATGGATGTGCTGTGTTGTATTTTTCTACCCAACTTGCAGGATCCATTTTATCAGTAGGCACAGATTTTTTGCTTTTGCCATCATGGCAGGCTGCTGCCATCATCATACGATTCAAATGATTGAGACGATCATATCCACCGTTGTCTCGCATACAATGGGCACCGGGCATAGCATTGTCATAGCCACCAGGAATTTTACCTTTGCGATCTTCGGCAACAAACTCGTTGGCCCGCATATTTAAACTCCTGCGGCGTTGAATACGCTGTATTGCGCCGAACTTTGTGTGCCCAGTGCCCGTGCAGTAAATGTAGTTCCTGCCATTATCAAGTAGTTGCCAGCACCAACATAAATTTCTTGTGTAGTTCCAGTAGGAACACTGACCACATTGGCATACAAATTGCCCACTGCAGTTGCACTGCCTAGTGCAGTGACATTGACTTGATAGGTAACGTCGTTACTGACCGCATTGATTTCTGCTTTGTCGGTGGTCCAGGCCACATTTCCTGCGGTAGTAATAACTTGTATAGGCATGTTGATTAGCCCTTATATTTCTGCCAGGTCTTGAACAGGGTGTGTTCGAGTTCAATAGATTCTTCCATACTGGTTTGCCGACGCGGTTGCAAATTAGGCAGGCCGCCGCCGATGGTGGTGCTTTGCCCGGTGCTCTTAGGACCGTTCAAGCCGCCGCTGTAGGTGCGTAGATTAGGATCTGCAGCCAGTGTTTCTGTGTTGGTCGGCCAATCAGGACTGTTTTCATCTATTTCTTGACAGCCACAGTTGGATTTTCCGCAACTACTGCACACAGTCTTGTATTGATCTTGCCCACCTAGCCCAGCCATTTTGAGCAGTCTTGCCAGAGCCTCGGCGTCCTTGCCTTCGGCACTGACTGTGACGTTTTTGTGAAGTTGGCCGTGTTCGTCTGTGCTCATGTTAACACTAACATTCATGTCTTCAGTTAGGGCTTGTTTGAATTGTTGATCTAGACTTTCGTACACACCCTTACCAAACTGCATGCCTTTGCTGTCTTTAGGAGCAGCATTTTGCACAGGTGCTACTGACCCACTGGTTGTGGTTTCATCCACTTTTTCTTCTTTGGCTTTTTTAGCTTTGCCGCCTTGCTTGTCTTTACCGATGCGTCCGGCAACAATGTTGCCGGATTTGTTATTGTTGGCCGGGCTGCCATCGTTTGCTTCGTCGGTCTTTTTAACTTTCTTTGGCAACTTACTGATGTCTTTACCTGTGTCAGCCTTGTTAAATTCTTTGGCTACTTTGGTAGCTACTCCAACTTTTTTGGCCAAAGCAGGACTATGTGCAGCACCGGCCATCATACGTGCCTGTGCTTGGCTAACTGATTTTTCAGTCACTGGTTCAATCGTGATATCCTCACGACCCATGTGTTGTTCAGCGTCATGCTCATGTGTGCTGATAATGTAATCAGTGACACTGCTCATCATGCCTTTGATCTGGCCGATCTTTTCTTGCACCCACTCTGGCATGTTCTCATTATCGCGCAAAGCACGCTCAAGTTCTCTAGCACGACGAACAATAGTATGCAATGAGTCTTTGGTCATTCCGACTTCGTCATTGTATTCTGCTTCCTCGCCGTGATCAAAACTTTCGCTGCTCATGTTGCTGGAACGAGTCATCATAACGCCGTCTGAATCAAGCCCTTCTTTGGTCTTGACAGTACGACCCTGTTTGTATTTGTAACTATTGGCTGTCACCCGTTCCTGTTGCTTTTCTTTTGCAGGACGTCCTTTTTTCGTAGGACCGTCTGATACGGCAGTTTTTTTCTTGTTCTTTAAATTGCCATACTCGTCATAGTCGCTATCGTTGCCGGTGTCGTCGCGATCATTTCGATAGCCATATTTTTTATGTCGATTGCGTTCGCTTTCTGTGTCAGTATTGCTACCTTTCATTGAATCCTGTGCGCCTCTGAGCAGACGCATGTCAAGTTCTTCAAGGTTACTTGTGTCAGTAAATTCTTTTCCGCCAACTTTAAACTTGCCACCTTTTGGTGTCTTGGCCAGTGCGCCAGTGAAAGCATTGCCTTCTTCCATACTACTGCATTCGCATTTACTTTTATGCATACCACACTCATTACACGTAGCTTCTGCTTTGTCCATCTTGTCATACTTGGCACGAATCTTGGCCATTTTTTCTTTGCTTGCATGTTCGCGTCCGGCCTTGCGTAGTGCATCCATACCTGCTTTGCCATACTTTTTGTCGCCAAGATAGGCTTGTAATGCTGACTCATCCATTTCTTTTTCTTCTTTAGGATGACGCAACTTGTTCAACACAGCTCCGGCTACACGCTCGCCAGCGGCTTTGCTTCCATAACGCTTGCCCGCATCAGCAGCGATCTTGCCAAATGCCTTGCCTGGCTTGCCGATGTCTTTGCCGGCTCTGGCAGCTTTGGCCGAATAACTGGCTTCGTCTAATGCGTTGGTCAATGGGCTGTTGGCAACCGCCGCGGCTGTTTTACTTTCGGCAATTTGTTCTCGTTCAGTCTTGGTTGACAACTCGGCTATTTTTTTGTTTAGGTTATAGAAAAAATCCATTATATTATCCTTGAGGTTGTGCGCCGGTCGACGGACGTGGTGGGCGTTTTGTTTTGGTCATCGGGCTGGTTGTGCCCATTGGCAAGTCGTTTGTTGTTTTGGCCGGCGGAGTTTTACCACCGGCCACAGTAAAGTCACTGCGATAGGCATTTTTTAATACCGCATGTTGATTGTATGGAGCTGAGTAATCCTTGCTCAGAGCCGTTTGTTCTGTGTCAGGAACAGGATAATCAGTGTTGGTCAACAGATCTTTGTTTTGGTCTTCAATTTTTTCACGTTCGGTATCCAGGCTGTTTTCATGCGGCGTGGTCAACATGATGATTCTGTTTGGATCCAACAACAACAGCCGAGCAATTTCTTTGATCTGTGGCTCTATAGCCGGGTAGCGAAATTCCACATCCATACTGGTCACACTGTCGTTGCTGTGCTTGGGGAAATCAGCTGGTTTGAGTTGGACCGGAGTGGTCTTTGGCCGGCTGATTTTTACAATGTCAAACTGTTTAAGTTTTTCTTCCAACTGGCGAATAAAATCAGGTGCAACATCACCTACAATTTTGATTCGGTAAGTGTAGGTTCGTTCGCTTTCGGCCAGGTATTGTTGAAAATTTTTCATCTTGGTATCCCTATACGATATTTATGCTTTGCTATTATTTTGTGAGCTTGTGGCAATCAGGCGTTCCAGCAAATCGTTACGACTCAGTACTTGCCCTTGAGCAGTTTCCATGGCCGATTCGGGTACATTACGAGCTGCATCCTGATCCATTTTTAGCTTCTTTAGTTGCAAATCAACCATTTTTAATTTTTTGTTCAGTTTGGCAGTTTTGGCCGTGAGCGCATGACCCAACATGGTGCTGGCCACAGCAAATAATTCTGCGGAATATCTGCTGTCAACCTGCATGCCCAAGTCCATTAGATCGTCAAAGGTTTCCTGTGCTTTGTTTGCCAGGTCATCCAGCTCACGATCACCGGTTTCGAGATCACGCACAGTGGGCAAGGCGGCATCAATTTTATCAATGGTTTCGTTGATTTCTTTCAGTGCTATCTGTGTCACAGGAATACTCACAGGCTCATCATCCTGAGCAGCATTAGAGGGCGGAAAATCAAAAAGTTCTTCTAAACGTCGAGTCATACCATATTTACCGCTGACGTGCTGGGTTGTTATTTCTTACCGCCTTGATGGTAAATTTGATCCTCGTTTATTACGCGAAAAGTTAATCCATTCTTTTTACACCACAACGTTGCAGAGTGCCACTTGGCATAGTTCACGGCCACAATAGCGCGGTCACGGTCACTTGCTCGACTATCGAGCAAACTTTGTTTTTTAGGTTTGATTTCAATCAATTCAGCAACGGTAGTGTTATTGCGTCCGCGATAGGTCACTAGAAAATCTGGAATATAAATACTTTGTTTGCCTGTAAGAGGATTACGATACGGTATACTAACACTTTCGTTGGCCCATTGTAGTACATTGTCGTTTGAGTCTAAAAACATCATAAAGGTAAGTTCCCAGCCAGATCTATATTTGGGAGTGCCTTTACCGATATACTTGTCAGCGTTTTTTACTGTATATAAGCCTTGGCGGAAGTTAGGCATGATCAAGCCCTAATGTTTCTGGCTGTGTAAAAATTAGGAGTAGAAGGCGAAAGAACCCCCAATAGCGTCGCAGGACTGCGTATGGTATTGAGATAGTAGGCCATCAGCATGGTCACTTCGGGTTCTGTAGATCCACCTTGTTGAAATGTCTGTAATAACTCCAAAGCACTGATGTTGCTAATTTCGGCCACCCTAAACAGGCTGTTGGTCATGTTTTGTGCAGCGGTGTTGGTGAGAAACACACTTCTAAAATAACTCAATACCGCATCAAACTCTTCGGCAGGTACATTGGCTTCGTAATTGTAAAACTGATCAAAGATTCTTACAGTTTGATCAATGGAGTAATTGGTAGCGTTAACTGTGGTCATGAGTTAAACTCCTCCACTCAAGCTGGGGTTAAATCCTGGTTTTCTAGTAGACACCGGTGGTGTAGGAAAAAATATACCACCGCTGTTGACAGCCAGTGGTTGAGTGGGTATGCCCAAGGGCGAATTCGATGGACTTGAACCGGCTCCGCGAATTGCTCCCGGCAAAGCACCACGAATGGTATTGTTGACCGCTTGGTTGACTTCGGCATTGACTACACTTCTAAGATTGGCATTTTTAAATGTGTTGTAGGATGTGGCGGCTTTTTGTATAGCACCAATCTGTCCAGCAACAGTACCACTTTGTAGGTCTTGGACGATGCCAATGCCAGCATCCAGCAAGCCACCTTGACCCAGCACCGTTTGTGTCGAACCGGGTCTGGCCAACGAACTTGGCACAGTGTCATAGTAGGCAGGATCTGCAAATCCTACCACATTGGTATCGGGTCTAGACTTGCCGATGGCTCCGGTATAGTATTTGACCGTTTCATACCTGACTGTCATTTTATGACTCATAACACCGTTGTTCTGACTATAGTCGTAGGTATCGTGGGTCCAGTCGGTAATCAAGGGATTGATCAAAATGTATTCGGCAAACTTGCGTTGATTCATGCCGTAGATACGTATGTCTCTAAAGAACGGAGGTTTGGTATTGCCTGCGCCGCTGAGTGGAACTCCGCTGCTGTAACTTTCGCCTATGTAACCCCAATCATTGACCACTTGGCTAGGACTGTAAATGTCTCTGGCATTGTAGTTAAACCCAACCGGTGTACCGATCACAGTAGCCATTTGACCGTTTTGATTGGTCACATTGTCATAGGCTTGACTGGGATCTTTGTAGTAGTATTGAAAATAATTGTACCACATGTTGCGAATCAAATCGCTGCCATCATCGTGAAACTCAAACACACACGGCTGGTAGTCAATCTTGGTCTGCGCCAAGCGTTTGCGATTGTATTGATTAAGTGTGTCGACCGTCATTTGATAGCTGGGCAACTGTGCGGTCTTGACCATGAGACCAATTGTTGCAGTGTCGGCATTGGGGAAAGCAGCCTGCAGAGCGGGCACTGCCCGATTTATGGTAAAGTAAACGTGAAATAAAAACTTTTGGCGAGGAGCATTTTCATAGCCGTTCTGAAGAAATGTACGGGCTGCATGAGAATAATCTTTTAATCCACGACCGCCAACAAATCCCTGAAGAAAGTTCTGTCCCCAGGTCATACTTGATTAGTTGCCTACGCCCGATGCCACGTCGCCAACTGTGCGTCCAATCAATGCACCAACTCCTTCGCCGGCCACTTGATTTGCATTGTCAAATGTGATTTGCATAGTGATAGTGGCTGCTTCGCTGGTGCCGTAGTTCAAGTCGTTGTAGTTGACTGACTTGAGATAGCAACCGTACAGTTCCCATGTTTCCAATGCAACAGGTACCGCTGCGCCGTTGCCGCCGTCCAACACTTCAAACACTGTCAAGAACTTATAGTCAATGCCCGAAGCAGCCGATGCCATTTCCATAAAGTCCAATTGTTTCTGTAGTTGTTCGCCGACTAGTCTGGACACAGCACCGCTGGCATCGTCGCGTAGATTACATGTGGCATCGGCCCAGTTGTATTTTCCAGCCAATTTAACTGTGCTGTTGTATATAGGAAGTGCAATTTCTGCAAACTCAACACTGGGTCTAGTAAAATCCATAACTTGTTTGGTCAATTCAGTGACAGGTTGACTTACACCAAAATTTTGAAAAGTAACGCGGAAACGATACTTGAGTTTTGGCATCAACAAGCCTTGACTTGGTGAGCTCTGGTCACTGGCCAACGGCACAGTCATTCTACTTAACGATGAAACAGCCATGGTGTTATCTCCTCTATACTTTATTTATGTTTGCATTGTCCATACGGTTAACTGGCAGTGGCCACAGTACCGACAGTGGCACCAATTGCGCCAGTATTCTCAATACGCAATGGAATGTAGATAAATTCAGCCGATTTAACTGGTTCAATCGCAATGTCAACATATAATTCGTTGGCATCAATTGTGGCCGGTGAGTTGTTGCTCAGATCACACACCACTAGGTAGTCATAGATACCACGTTTCGACACCAAATCCAACATCAAGCTGGTGCAAGCGTTGGTAATTTGATTGCGTGTAATTTGGTCATTGGGCTCAAACAAATACTGATTGCCGATTTCTTGTAAGCGTCCACGCACAAATGCAACCAATCGTGCTACGTTGATACGATCCATTGCGGTTGCAGTATTGATGGTAGTCTTGTTGCCCATGTTGGTGATACCGATACCCGGAACAAATGTAATTGGGTTAATATCCAATTGATATAAGAAATCTCGCAAGTTCTGACTTACACCAATGGTTACAAATTCGCCAGTGGTTCCGTTTACATATCCCAACAGTGCAGCATTGTCGATAACACCACGCAGTGTTCCGGCCGGTGCTAACCACGGATAGGCAATTTCGTCGCTGCGAATAATTGTACGAATCATCATATGACTAGGCGGCTGAACCACTGGGCTGCCCGACAAATCGTTGGTCTGGCAACTAGGATAGAACATCCCTACATACGGATCAAACGATGCCTGTCCATCGCCTGTGATCAAGCCGGCACCGCTGTTGTTAGAATGCCACGTCTCAAGAGAAGTGCTGTCAGGATCCAAACGCAACGGAGTATCGCCGATCACAAACGCAGTGTTCTTGCGATCATTGTTGAGTTCAACCATATTGACAATCAACTCCGGGTACTGCGGGCAAGCTAGCAGGTTAAACTGTCGCTGTTCTTCACGGGCCTCTACACTGCTGTCTATTCCGCTCTTGAGAGCCGCAACAATAATGGCACGTTGAGCCAAACGACCCATGTAGGGAGACCCGTCATTTTTATTGCCACTGGCAGTGACCCAGGTATTAACACCACCATTGGTAGTGTTTAAGGCAGACCAGTAAGTGGCATCATCTGGATCATACCCGGCACCAGGCGGTGTTGACAAGCAGACATAAATTACACCATTATAAATGACAAAATCATTATAAGCATATAGTTGTACACCACTGTAAACTGGAACAGAAAAATCTGAAGGGTTGAAATAATTACTTTGGAATTCTTTTACATTGAATCCGCTTCTGCGTGTGTTCCACAACAGTGTTCCTTGTGGATACAGTGTAGGATCCGGGGCATCCAAGTCCAAGTAGTTGCTGGTCAACAAACTGGCAATCGACGGCAACACACCAGTTACAGGGTTGGCCAACCCGTTTGGTGACCAACGAGCATTTGCAAACAAAATACCATTTTGTGTTGTTTGGTCAGTGTTGTCAATTGTTACCCACTGATCAACTCCTTGGACATTGCTCCAGCGGTTGATAACTGGATAATTTTCCAAATCACTGGTATTGATCCACAAGTCACCATAAACTAGGGGGCTGGACGATGAATTGTTCTGTGTGGTAGGGGCTGTAGTGCTGTATATAGGACCTGCAGCATTGGTCAATGACAGATTGTAGCCACGAACATCGTTATTGACGTTTTGATAACCCATCCAAGTACCGTTGTCCTGAATCATGATGTCAGCTTGAGTAGTAGCCGAATAATACCAATAAGTTCCGCTGTCTGGGTCCTGGTCTGGATCGGTGTTGCTGGCCGTATAGGTAAATGTTGGCGAAGTCACCCAATAACTCAACACCAACTGGGCATTGCTGCCCAGTTGACAGAATTCTGTACTGGTAGTAAATCCCGCAGTGGTGATCGGAGTTCCTGTTAGATTCTTTAACAGAATGCTGCCGCCGGCACTGTGAGTAAACACAATCGCTCCAGAACTGTTTACCGAAGCACTCACATACGATGCAAATGTTGATGTACCAACTGCTGCACTGACTGCTGTTAAAAAGTCAGCTACCGAAGTTCCAGCTAGAGTTGCAGTCACTGTAGCACTAACTGACTCTTGTCCCGGGATAGTTGCAGCTATGGTAAATGTATTCCCGCTAACAAACGGACCAGGTGTTGTGCTAGATCCGGTCACCACAGTGGCACCTGCTGCATATTTTTCAAATATTTGAATTCCCAGTGTAGCTGTACTGTTAAACTCTGGATTAGTAACAGCCACAGTTGCACCTGCTACAATATTTTTGCCGCCGCCGGATGGATCCAATTGATAAGTTGCAGAGGAAACACTTGAATATATGTTGCATGCCTGCTGCACAAACGTGCCTAGTAGTGTGCTGTATTTTTTAATTGACAAATTGGCACCAAGATTCACGCTGTTGGTACATTGCCACACCGATCCAGTTGGTGCTGGTTGGGTATCAGTACTTCTCCAGCGTGGAACTGAATAGTTAGGAGCTGCCAAGAAAGTGGGCACATAATAGGTGCCGGCACTGATTCCCAAGTTTGCTAGTACTGTTCCGGTGCCGGCGGCAACAACAACTTCACCATCGCCACCGTTGGCCGCGCTAGTGGCATAGATTTGCAGTTTATCGTCAACATAAGCAGAACTCACACCATTGATTGCTGCCGAGTTAATGGCGTTGCTAACGCCTGCCACTGTGTTGTTGGGCGAGACAGGAACAGTAATCGTAGTACCATTGATCGTGAATGTGTTGGCAGCAGTCAGCGATGTTGGTGCAAGAGTACCTTGCACAGTTGCCCAGGCAGTTTGCCATTCCGCACTGCCCACTTCAACCCAGGTGTTGTAGTAGTCAGACAGGTCAGTGGCAGATGTTTGATTTGCAGTAGGGCCGCCACGCTTATAATAACCAGGGTTGTTGATATTGGTTGCTGTGATGGCATAATCGCCAATTGATCCAATGCTCTGTAGCGGCACAGTTGAAGAATTCTCGAGCTGAGTGGTATCGGTGATCACCATTGGAATCTTATTGGTAAATGCTGCTGTGGTCTGATTCCACTGGAACAACCCCCATACAGTATTGACAGTGTCTAGCCAATAAGTACCGTTGGAAGGAGCTCCAACAGGACGAATCAAACTGGCTGTCAACGCAGCCAAATCCACGTCAACACGTTGGATGTAAGCACGATTTGTAATACCCAGTGCACTGTAAGCTGCCAGCAGGCCGTATTCATTGAGCTCGTACCCATTGATTGGGGTACCAGCAGTGGTTTTGTAAAAGAACGGAACACCATAGGTCGCAGATAGATCACGTTGACTGGTGATTAAATTCACTTTATTGGCATTAGCTTTTAGTGTGCCTACAGCAACACCTGCGCCTGTACCAGAGACTTTGTTCTGTGCAGTAGCAAGCAAAATATACGGAACTGAGTTGACAGCAGACGGTATGTATTGACTTTGGTCAACAACAGTAACTTCAACGCCGGGTGATAGTAGTGCCATGGTAAAAAATCCTTTTTTCTAGTTGCTAATATTTATATTAAATGACAAAAAGAAGATGAGATTGAGACCTTTAGAAAAGGTTTTGTATAATAAATATGTGATGATCAGACCCATTTGTTCTGCATGTCGGCAAAGACCCTGTGCTATTAACTACTATCGCGGAGAACTTGTACACTATCGGACTCGCTGCGGACAATGTATTGCCAGAGGTCAAGGTATTAAACCACCGGAACCCAAGTGGAAGACCGCAGGATACAAGAAAAAACCAGCCTGTGATCGTTGTGGATTTAGATCACGTTATGCTAGCCAGTTGCTGGTGTACCATGTGGATGGTAACCAACACAATACCACTATACGAAATTTACAAACTGTGTGCTTGAATTGCGTGGAAGAAATTAAACGTATGAGCCGTCCGTGGGTGCCTGGAGATTTAGAACCAGATTTCTAATCTGTCCATACAGATTATCTAGGCCATCGGCGTTGTTGTCAATGACCGCATCAAATTCAGTGCCAATCCAAGCAGTTTCGCTGGCATGAATATGATATTTTTCCAAACGAGTTTTGCTCAACGCCCATTCAGCATTGCGGTCAGGGCCACGATTTACACTTAGAGCTGCATTGTACCACTCGGGTTCCGGGCCACGAACAACACGGATTACAATGCCACCGGCACGCCGGATACTTGAAATTTCGTTGGGAAATCTGCAGTCCGAAATTACCACATCATCTTTGGTTTTTCTAAGTTTATTTTCTAGAGATGCAATCCAAATATCATCGTGAAAGCTCTTACGGGCAACTTCGGTCCCCCATATCTGTAATACATGTCTAGGTGTTAAATTGGGCATGTCGAGACGTTCTGCCCACCATGAATCCACTTGCTCACGCCAATTCCTGGACTCTTTGGTTCGTCCTTCCAGCAATTCTCGATCCCAACCAAATATCTGTGCTACAGCATCTTTGAGAGCATGAGCAAAACTTTCACGTCTAAATTGATGTATGTTTTGCAAGTAATCAGCAATGGTATCCTTTCCGCTTCCAATCAGTCCCACTACTCCAATAATAATTGGTTTTTTACTTTTTGTGTTTACATCTATCACCGTGCCATCTCCCATAGTTCATAGCGTCTACTGCTTTTTTACAATAATAACATATTTTTTTTTGGTTGTGTAAGTTTTTCTTTTTCTTTTTTGCCGTTGTTCTTCTGTGTGTTTCTTACAGCAGAAACCATTTTTCTCACCGGTGTATTTTACTTTTTCTTTTTAGAGTTCCGCTGCCCTAGGAACCAGCATTGGTTCCAAACTTTTCTCGTGCTTTACCAATAATCATGTTAATTCCTTAGTAAAGTGATACGTTGAGCGTAGGCTTCATGTGCATCACGTCCATAGTGAGCTATTAGTCGTTGAAACCTATGTTTGTTGCAAAAATCAATCCAAGCAAGATCAACAACACGATCTACATCGATAAGAGAGCTTTCTTTTACTCGGCAGTACTCTTCACCTAATACAAACCCAAATTGATAGGGTATATTGCGATTTTTTAGATAGGTTTGTAACACTGCCATTTGTGCAATATTAAAGTTGTCAAACCAGGTGTTATTGAATTGTTTTAAAAAAACACTACGAGCGATGTCAAATATTAAGTCTGAATTGCCATTGAGATCGCTCTTGTCAACTGCATTTCCGCTGTTGATACAAAACCACTCGTGTTTAGCGCCTTGATCTTTGTAAAAAGGTATCTGGAGTTCGATACGATCAAAGTGAGTCCACTGAACATATACAAAATCATAATTGTTTTTGTCAAGTTCTAAAATTGTTCTACGACATATCGAATCATTGCTAGATGCAGCAATAGAAATATTAACCACACTGGCCCAATCATTGATTAAGTTTGGCCAAGTCATTGTTCTTGCAACTTTGGCGCTGGCATTCAATTCAGTGCCGGCCATATGGCTGCATCCGTTGACCAATACTTTCACTTGATTTCTTTTACGTTTAAATGTTTTAAAGTTTCTCAAAGCATGTGAATATGTCTACAGCAATCTTCTAATGTATGCATGATGACCGGTTAGAAAACTACACAATTATCCGATTACCCAGGTCAATGGTTGTGAACCATCTACGTAATTCCTGAGTTGATCAGTTAACGCATCCATTTGGGTTTGTGCTTCGCCTTTCAGGGCGGTGCCATTTAGAGTTCCGCCGCCCTGAGGGCCAGCAATGGTTCCAAACTTTTCTCGTGCTTCACCAATGATCATCTTGCAAGCTGCAACCATGTAATCGCGGATCCATTGACGAATTTGAAAATCACTCAGCAAGTTAAATTCTGGTTTTAAATTGTAAGTCCATATCAATACTGCTTCACCTGTACCTTTGGGGTCACGGATTAGTTGTAATTTTTTGGTCACTGGATTGTAAGTATAGTTCATGTAGGCACCAAACATACGTCCAGCCATTTCTACATATTGACTATAGAAATCATAAGTGGCCAGCCCTCCGGCCACATTGAAGTTCATTAGGTAAACGTTCATCGAAGCTTGACTGAACGGATCAAAGTTCGATGCAAATGGTCCGGTTGAGTCACCAAAGGTTCTGCGAAAAATTTGTCTAATACTGACCACTTCTTGCGGCATATCATAGATGTTGACGTTGGTCACTAATTCCAAAAAGCTGTAGCTTTCTTCGTAGGCATTTTGTGCCCGTTGGCGATATACACCAATGGTGCGTTGATATGCAGCTTCGTAATGTTCGGCATCCAGTTCAATATCAACGATCTGATCGCCAATTTGCAGGCGCGAATAATCAAAGAGATTTTGTTTTAGTGTGTCTAGACTAGATTGATTTTCTAATGCCATATACGCAAGCTCCGTTCCCTGTATTTAGTAGTTTTACCAAGCCCTAAGAATGATCAGATTGTCGTTGCCTCGGCCGTTCCACTTGGTTTCGGTGGCATTGATTGCAGCAAATGCCTTGCGAGCAGCCGGTTTTCCGGCACCGACCACTGATTTGAGTTGCTCTTCGGGTTTGCGCAGGGTTTTTTGCACAGTGGTCAGAGCATCAAATCCAATGATAGACGAACCCTTGATTGTAAGTGTGGTAGAATGACTGTCGGCCATCACATGAATTAGCTTGCGTTTGGTTGTGTCGTACAACCAAGCTTCAACAGCACCTACCAGTTTGGTAACCGGTTCTGATTTGAGTTTAAGATCTGCAAACTCTTGCAGAAACTTGAAATTACGAGTTAATTTTTCAGGGCTGACAGCTTTTTTAGCACGTGGTTTGCGTTCTACCTTTTTCAGTTGAACATAACTGTTGCCGTCATTGATCACAGCTTCGCAGAATTTCACACAGTTGCGAAGTTGCACTCTTGTGAGGTGACTATAGCCTTCGATCAACTGACGATCATTGCCGTCCAACACTTTGTTGAATTCGGCCAGTCTCAACTCCCACACTTGCAAAACCCGACCAATCATGTTGGGGCTGATATTCATGCTGCGCATCAATGAGATGGGTTTGAAGTTTGCTGTTATTTTTGCACCGTCTGCAACGAAATCATCAAACATGCCCTCGAGCTCACCACAGCACTCACTTACTTTTTCACGCAGATGATCCTGAATTGTGGGTTTTGCTGCAACTGAATCAGTAGCAATTTCGAGCTGTTTATAACTATCATCTTGTTTTGACTGTAGCATTTCGTCCAGTTGCCGATTGATGTTGTCCTGCTCGTGTTCTTTTAACACCAGTCCCATCAGAGTCATACGACAGACCCACGCAGGAGTAACACGAATTTGACTGTCCGGAATGCTTCGCATTATGCGAGCATCTTGAGGGCGTTGATTGTGTTCCAAGTAATGACACAGCATGTCTTTGGCATCCCGTTTATCATAGTGGTAGTTGTACCAATGAAATGACCGAGTCAGTGCACTGACTCGATTTTCGTCAGCAGGTTGCGTTTGCCACTCGGGCTCCAAGTTGCTGTAGCCAGCATCGGTGCTTTTGGGTTTGAGACGCTTGATTTTGTTTGTTTTGGCCATAAGTTGTATTATACAAGAAAATTATCCAGTGGTCAACCGAGCAGCTTGGCAAAAGTTATGTGCTGTTCTAAGTTTGTAAGTAAATCGTTTACATTTTTAACCAGTTCTTGGTACCTTAATGTTTCTCTACGTAATCTGCGACACTCGACACGTTCTCGATCTGCGGCCACAATGGCACAATCTACAACTCGAACCATTTTTAACAAATCTTGACGCACAACTTTCTTTTTGACATTGGCCATGGCTTGTTTTGCTCGATCCAGGCGTTGAAGTAGTTCGTCCATGTGTGTAATTATACGGTCTTTTGAATTATTGGTCAATCGAACCCATAAATACAACAATGTTCTGTGATAGCAACTGCACCCGCTGGTATTCCCAAATTATTAACCGAGCTCAAGCCCGTATATTTGCCAGCGACTTTTATACCGAAACTCATCATACGATTCCCAACTTGTTAGGAGGTACGAAAAAAAAGAGCAACTTAGTTTCACTTCCTGGAAAAGAACACTTTATTGCACACCAGTTTCTTGCTAAGATGGTCACTGGCAAAGAGAAAAAAAAGATAGTGTATGCTTGCAAGATGATGCATGGTTATGGTAACAGTCAGCAACGATATCAAATAACTTCAAGAATCTACAAATACTCGAAACAAAAATTGACAAAGGAGAAACAAAATTCCTAGACTGTCTATGTATCGTCCTAATAGGACAAACGATTATCAATATCTCGATAAAATAATTTACGAACAATATACTGTGGGTGGTATTGACATCTTCGTTCACAAGTACCTTGGGCCTATCTTGGATCCAGAGCAGACCAATAACCCAGGCGATGCTACCCTGCCAACCTACGACACTACCAATCCCCTGTTTATTGAAGATTTGTTGTTGTTGGAAAATCGTGATCGAGCCTACGACCCAGATGTGTATATCATGCGTGGTGTATACCGAACACAGGATATTGATTTTGATCTAACACAATTTGGCCTATTTTTAAACAATGACACCTTATTTATCACATTTCACTACAACAACATGATTGACACACTTGGTCGCAAGTTGATGAGTGGCGATGTTATTGAAGTGCCAAACCTAAAAGATTACCATCCGTTGGATAGATCAATTCCCAATGCCTTGCCCAGATACTATGTGATACAAGATGGCAACTGTGCCAGTGAAGGATTCAGTCAGACTTGGTTGCCACACCTGTGGCGAGTCAAGGCCACTCCATTGGTCAATGCTCAAGAGTTCAATCAGATTCTTAATCAACCATTTATGCCGGAAAATATCTGGGACAATGGTAATTTTTATCCCGGCGGCGAAACTGTCAACAACGGTGGCACCTATTATGTGGCCAAACAAAATGTGCCGCCGGGTATCGATATCACTGATGCTGATTACTGGCGACCAGTGGTCACGCCCGCCACAGTGGGCGATCAAACAAGTACCAGACTCAAAGATCTAGAAATCAATGATGCGTTACTGGTCCAGGCTCAATCCGATGTTCCACTCAGTGGCTATGACGTTACAAAATTCTATATATTGCCCACAGCCGATGGACAACCCGCTGGCGCTGGGCCAGCGCCAGACGACCGCATCACACCCAAGAGCTTTGGTTATACTATGGGGTACCTTGTTGGAGACGGGCAAGCACCCAACGGATTGCCTGTGACCCCAGGTGTGCATTTTCCTCCCAACCCAACAGCCGGAGATTATGCACTGCGATTGGATTATTTTCCCAATCGACTGTTTAGATTCAGCGGTACCAGTTGGGTCAAGATCGAGGACAATGTGCGAACTGACCTTGATTTGGCCACAGGTGCATTGACTCAACGTGCTGGCTTTGTTAACAATACCTACACTGTTGCTACCTCAGATCAAGGCAATATTCCAAGTCGTCAGAGTCTTAGCCAGATACTTAAACCGCAGGCTGACAATGGTAACCAAGGCGGTAACTTGTCGGCCAACCCAAGACCACCAGGACGATAAATGGCACAATATTTCTACGACGCTCAAATACGTCGATTCCTGCTACAGTTTGCTAGAATCTTCTCAAACTTTAGTGTCGAGTACGGCAGAAATCAAGCTGGCAAAAACGATACTTTGATTCGTGTGCCAGTTCGCTACGGTGATGCCAGTCGCCAAGCACAAGCTATCATGCAACAAAATTCGGCCAACGACATGCCAGCAACACCATTGATGACATTTTATGTCACCGGATTAGACTATGATCGCCTAAGAATGCAGGAACCCAATTTTGTAAGCAATATTCAAGTGCGTCAACGCACCTATGACGAGGACACCGACAGTTATGAAACCACACAGGGCAATGCGTTTACTATTGAACGTTTGATGCCAGTTCCTTACAAGTTGACCATTGCGCTGGATATTTGGACATCAAATACCAATCAAAAGATGCAGTTACTGGAACAAATTCTAGTGTTGTTCAATCCCAGTCTAGAAATACAAAGCACCGACAACTTTATCGACTGGACCAGTCTCACTGTGTGTAATCTGGAGTCAACAAAATGGAGCAATCGAACCATTCCGGCCGGAACCGAAAATCTCATAGACATTGCCACACTTACTTTTAGCATACCAATTTGGTTGTCCAGCCCGGCTAAGGTCAAGAAACTGGGTGTGGTCGAACGCATTGTTATGAGTGTGTTTGATGCCAATGGCGATGCCAGTAATGCTATTCTTGACAATGATCTATTGTTGGGCACACGACAGGTGATTACACCCTATGGGTATCAGGCATTGTTGATAGGCGGAAGTCCTGGTTCGGTTGGCCGATTGCAGGTCTTGCGTGAGCAACAGGTAGTAGATCAACCCAACACCAGTCTGACTCCACCAAGTAGTCCAGACAGTAATTTGTTATGGCACAATGTTGTGGGAGTATACGGTGTATTGAGAGATGGCATCAGCTATATCAAATTGGAACAGGATGATGGAACAGAAGTTGTGGGTCACGTTAGTTACGATCCCACAGACGATCGATTTTTATTGTTTACAGTAGATGCTGGATCAACTCCCAGCAATACACTGGAACCAGTATTGGCTGTTATTGATCCTTTGCGCAGTGGGCCTGGTGCTGGGCTACCTGAACCAGTTGCTGGGCAACGTTATTTGTTTACTGAAGATACCGGAACATTTAACGAAGGCTATGCCGAAGCCTGGGCCGGAGTCAGCGGACAACCACTGATTGCTCGAGTCAATGACATTGTCGAGTACGATGGATTTTGTTGGCAAATTTCTTTTGACGGCAGCTTGAGTTCAGATAATATACAGTATGTCACCAACATCACAACAGAAATACAGTACGAATGGACTGGACGAAGTTGGATCAAATCATATCAAGGTCTCTACCCCGGAGGCACATGGAGCCTAGTGTTGTAAAAGCTGTAGGCGTTTTGTTTTACTCAGTTGCTACTCGTCGCTATTTGTATCTCATGCGCAATGACTCAAAGCATCCCGGATCGTGGGGATTGCCAGGCGGCCGTGTAGAATTTGGAGAAACTTTAATGACCGCTATCACAAGAGAATGTGGAGAAGAACTGGGATCAATGCCCGGCTATGTGCGTATGCTGCCGTTGGAAAAGTTTACCACGATAGATTCAGTTTTCGAATATCATACATTTTTTTGCATTGTAGATCAAGAATTTCAACCCGTACTGAATCACGAACATGTGGGCTATGCTTGGGTCAACAGTGGTACATGGCCCAAGCCCATGCATCCAGGGCTGTGGTCAACAGTGAACTTTGAGGCAGTGCAGAATAAAATTCTAATCATTGAATCTAGTGTTTATACATCGCAATAGCTGATAAACTCTAAATAGGACATGGTGCGAACATTGAAACATTCGACCCAGGCATCGGGCATGCGTGTACTTTCGCCCACTAGATAAAACTTAACACCAGAATAGGCTGAAAATAATTCAGTAAGCTGTGTTTGCCAATTTGGCGCATTAATTTCAGTTTCATCTGTGTAGCCCAATAGAAATATTTCTTGATGACCATCAAATGCAGCAAGATAGACTGTAATAATCTCATCAAATAGTCTGGGTTTGTGTGGGATTAGATAAAATTCTCCAGGACTCCTGATACAATTACGTGCAGTGGTGTACACAATATTGTCTCTTTGATAACCAGTTTCTAAAATTTTGGTTAGAATCTTGGGATCTGTTTCCACAGCAAAGTCCAATCGCATGTCCAGAGCGATTGATCCAGTGCCATAGGTTTGTAGTGTTTTACTGGCCAACAGTCCCCCCCGATGACGTTGTAGATGTGCATAGTTAAAACGCCAGCGATCAAGTTTGCTGCCAATGCAGGCTGCACGCCCGGAACGGTGTCGATTTTCGATGGAATTTGGAATCCATTCTCGTAATTCTTCTTTTTTGCCAGCAACCCATTTGATTTCTAATATTACAAATTCACCGGCGTAGTCTGTGCGATATCTTGCTGTGAGCATGGCATTCTTTCAGTGTGCATATATTTAGTCAAAACAACACAAGCGCAGGGGTACAGCCAAAAAAAAACAGGGCTCTCAGGAGCCCTGTTTTGGTCTATGTTGATTGCTTAGAAGCGACCAACCACAACTTCGATTGTGCCTTGGTCACCGTCAAAGTTTTCCAGAGCTTTACCAATTACCGCACCGTTGCGTGCATTGTTGTCAGCTTTGGCAGCACCGTTACCAGCACTTACCATCAAGTCACCTTTGCGTACTGGACCAGTCACACGAGTTGGCACGCGACCTGTCAGGGCCACAGCCGCCACGTGCTCGCTTTCCAGTGTGGCATTCATAAGGTAGCTGGGGTTTGTACTAACAACACCTGCCACACGAGTGTCACTTTCGTGAGTGCAAACTGTGACTTCTTGATCACCGCCAAAGCACACCACTGTGCCAGGAGCGTACTCGGCGTCAGCTGCGTACATCTCAGCCAAGTCAGCATAACGTGCGCTGGTTGCTGTAACTGTGGCCACACCTGATGAGTTTACTTGGAAACGATACGTATTGTTTCCGTCGTTCCCGCCGCCAATTTTGAATACGTTGTCGGTGTCAAGACCCATGTTGATTAAATATGCGCCTTCTCGTTTCAACGTCAGTTGAGCTGCATTGCTGGTGCTACCCATCACTTGCGGGCCGCCAACACCGGAGGAGCCAACGCCTACTCCGGCAGTTGAGTACCCCAGTGTGCCAGCGGTACCGGTTACGTTGGTGGCATTGGTGGCATTGGCCACAGTACCTGTGACATTGGCACCGGTAATACTTGACAAGCCAGCACCTGAACCTGTGTGTGAACCACTCAGTGTAGTGGCAGTCACTGTACCAGCTGTACTGATATTGCCACCAGTGATATTACCAGTTGCGCTCACTGTGCCTGCTGTGGCCACATTACCACCGGTCACTGTGCCAGTTGCGCTCACTGTGCCTGCTGTGGCAATGTTGCCACCTGTGATTGTGTTGGCAGATGTGATTGTGCCTGTGGTGTTGATGTTGCCGCTAATGAACAAACCAGTGGTTGCAAACACAGCCACGTTGCTGACAGCACCAACAGTGATGTTGGCATTGCCGCTGGCTGTTTGAATATCAATGGTGGTTGTACCATTCTGGATGCGATCACCCAAAATGTTGCCACTCAAGGTTGCGTTACCCGATACACTTAGGTCGCCAATGACTGCAACCGTTGCACTGCCGTCTTCAACGTAGATCTGAGCGCTGCCATCACTGTTGCTGATGCCGTATACAGTACTAGTTGTTACCAACACACGCACATCAATCTGATCACCTGCAACAGGAGCTTCTGTGAATGTCAATTCATTCCCTGACACCGCATAAGCAGTAACTGGCAACTGTTGCACACCGTTGATACTGACAATTGTACCAGCTGTAGTAGCATTGCCTGCTAGACTAAACACAGTTGTGGTGCCGTCGCCGCTGAACTGTTGATCTGTAATCAAGGTAAAGTCTGGCTGACCAACACTGACCCAGGAATTGTTGTCAAACAATTCCAAGCTATTGATTGTAGTGTTGAAACGGAACTGACCTGTCACGCCAGATGGACGCTGTGATGTGTTACCAACTGGCATCAAGATCGAATTGCTTGAGTTAAACGCCACAATCGAATTGGTAGTCTGTGTTGCACTACCAAAACTCACTGTGTTGGTTGAGGCATTCACATACATCACATTGGCAGCTGTTCCGTTGACTGCAAAGTCCACTGCGCCCAACGCTGTATTAATGTTTACACGACCATTTGTATCAGTGATGTCGTCACTGCTGATCACAATATTGCCGCCATTCAATGTGCCAGCAGTTGTAATGTTACCACCAGTGATGTTACTTGTAGCACTTACAGTACCTGCTGTGACGATGTTACCACCGGTTACATCACCTGTGGCACTGACAGTACCAGCAGTTGCAATGTTGCCACCTGTGATTGTGTTGGCAGATGTGATTGTGCCTGTGGCACTCATTGTGCCAGCAGTTGCAATGTTGCCACCAGTGATATTACCTGTGGCACTCACTGTGCCTGCTGTGGCCACATTACCAAATGTACCTGTGCCAGTTGCATTGACAGTACCTGCTGTGGCAATGTTGCCACCAGTGATATTACCTGTGGCACTCATTGTGCCTGCTGTGGCCACATTACCAAATGTACCTGTACCAGTTGCACTAGCAGTGCCTGCTGTGGCAACATTACCACCGGTCACTGTGCCAGTTGCACTGACAGTACCTGCTGTGAGCACGTTACCACCGGTTACATCACCAGTAGCACTCACTGTGCCTGCTGTGGCCACATTACCAAATGTACCTGTGCCAGTTGCACTAGCAGTACCTGCTGTGGCAATGTTGCCACCAGTGATATTACCTGTGGCACTCACTGTGCCTGCTGTGGCCACATTACCAAATGTACCTGTGCCAGTTGCACTAGCAGTACCTGCTGTGGCAATGTTGCCACCTGTGATTGTGTTGGCAGATGTGATTGTGCCTGTGGCGCTCACTGTGCCTGCTGTGGCCACATTACCAAATGTACCTGTACCAGTTGCACTCACTGTGCCTGCTGTGGCAACATTACCACCGGTCACTGTGCCAGTTGCACTCACTGTACCTGCTGTGGCCACATTACCAAATGTACCTGTGCCAGTAGCGCTCACTGTGCCTGCTGTGGCCACGTTACCACCGGTCACTGTGCCAGTTGCATTGACAGTACCTGCCGTGACGATGTTGCCACCGGTTACATCACCTGTGGCACTGACAGTACCTGCTGTGGCAATGTTGCCACCTGTGATTGTGTTGGCAGATGTGATTGTGCCTGTGGCACTCATTGTGCCTGCTGTGGCCACATTACCAAATGTACCTGTGCCAGTAGCGCTCACTGTGCCTGCTGTGGCAACATTACCACCGGTCACTGTGCCAGTTGCACTGACAGTGCCTGCTGTGGCCACATTACCACCGGTCACTGTGCCAGTTGCACTCACTGTGCCACTTGTGTCAACATTACCAAATGTACCTGTACCAGTTGCACTCACTGTGCCTGCTGTGGCCACATTACCAAATGTACCTGTGCCAGTTGCACTAGCAGTACCCGCTGTGAGCAAATTACCACCGGTTACATCACCTGTGGCACTGACAGTGCCTGCTGTGGCCACATTACCGAATGTACCTGTGCCAGTTGCACTAGCAGTACCTGCTGTGAGCAAATTACCACCGGTTACATCACCTGTAACACTAACGCTGGTACCTGTTGCCTCACCAATGTTGGGTGTAGTCAATATAGCACCAGCAGGAATGTGCAGCTCGTTGTTGCCGTTGATACCAATGGTGTTGTCACCACTTGTGTCGACATTAACGTTGACTACCACGCCATCAAAAGATATAGCATTACCACCAGTGTAGGCACCAGAGCCCGAAAACTGTGTGAATACAATGTTATTGCCAGGCAGTCCCACGTTACTGATCGTGCTGGTCTGTGCCCAGCCAGTGTTGCCGTATGTGTAACCGTACAAGTTATACACAAAGTCGCCGGCTTCAACTTCCGGAATTGAGTCGTAGTCTATAGCGCGAGTGAGGGTTGTGGCGTTGGAGTACACATAGATACCGTTCCAAACTGCATTGGCTTCAGCACGCACCAAAATACGTGTGTTGGCTATAGCAATGTTAACACCGTCAATGTTGCCATAACTTGTGGTTGTAGTAATAGTAGCACCACTACCGTTGTCGTTAGGACCGTTGTAGTAAGTAGTCGCACCGCCAGTGATGTTGGCCAAAGTATTTCCAGTGGCTGCATAGGTACTGTCGTGTATGTTCAATCCCTGTGCCAGATCGTCAACATACTGTTTTGTTGCAGCGTCGCTTGATTGCTCAGGATAAGCCAAGTTGTTAATCCAACGGTTGTTGAGGCTTACGTTACTGACTGGATTCAGGCTGATTGAACTAGCACTCAGTGTCAGTGTAGAGTTAGCTGTAGCTAACACATTATTGGTTACAACGTTACCACCGTGGATGTTGCCTTGAACACTTACTAATCCGTTTGTGAGTACATTGCCACCAGTGATATTACCAGTTGCACTCACTGTGCCACTTGTGTCAACATTACCAAATGTACCTGTGCCAGTTGCACTGACAGTACCTGCTGTGGCCACATTACCAAATGTACCTGTACCAGTTGCACTAGCAGTGCCTGCAGTTGCAATGTTGCCGCCGGTCACTGTGCCAGTTGCATTGACAGTACCTGCTGTGACGATGTTGCCACCAGTTACATCACCTGTGGCACTGACAGTACCTGCTGTGGCAATGTTGCCACCTGTGATTGTGTTGGCAGATGTGATTGTGCCTGTGGCACTCATTGTGCCTGCAGTTGCAATGTTGCCGCCGGTCACTGTGCCAGTTGCACTGACAGTGCCTGCTGTGGCAACATTACCACCGGTCACTGTGCCAGTTGCACTGACAGTACCTGCTGTGAGCACGTTACCACCGGTTACATCACCAGTAGCGCTCACTGTGCCTGCTGTGGCCACGTTACCACCGGTCACTGTGCCAGTTGCATTGACAGTACCTGCTGTGGCAATGTTGCCACCAGTGATATTACCTGTGGCACTCACTGTGCCTGCTGTGGCCACATTACCAAATGTACCTGTGCCAGTAGCGCTCACTGTGCCTGCTGTGGCAATGTTGCCACCGGTCACTGTGCCAGTTGCATTGACAGTGCCTGCTGTGAGCACGTTACCACCGGTTACATCACCTGTGGCACTGACAGTGCCTGCTGTGGCCACATTACCGAATGTACCTGTGCCAGTTGCACTAGCAGTACCTGCTGTGGCAATGTTGCCACCAGTGATATTACCTGTGGCACTCACTGTGCCTGCTGTGGCCACATTACCAAATGTACCTGTGCCAGTTGCACTAGCAGTACCTGCTGTGGCAATGTTGCCACCAGTGATATTACCTGTGGCACTCACTGTGCCTGCTGTGGCCACATTACCA